CAAATGAGCCTTGTGTGTCTGTTGTAAAATACGCTTTGCCATCGAGTGTCTGATATGTGTTGATTGTTGAATCAACAGTCAAAGTTGCCGATGTAGCCTGAGCATCATAATTAGCACCAGCAATGGTGAAGCTAATGTCTCTGCCCGTGATGATTGTTGTTGGCATGATTTCTCCTTAGTTGGTGTAGTAGGTGCTGACTTGTAAATCGGCTGTTAGGTATTTGCCCGCGCCAACTTCCAATGGTTGTGGTTGATTTACATTGCCAACGACATAGCCGTTAGGCATTGTGCTTATGATGCTGATCATCAATTGTTCTAGATTGTCTAAAGCTGCCGCATTGTTAGAATAACCGACAACGCCTGTCACAGTTAAATTAACTTTGACTTTTGTTGTCGATCCATTGATCAAAAGGCTTTCAAGATACGGTGCATCCGGGATTAAACAAATGCTTGGAGAAGTCATTGTCTCTGGAATACCGTTATAGACATTTGCCGCGATGGTTGAGAGTGCATTTTTAAGTGGTGTGCGTACAGCTGATTCGATACTCATTGGCACATCGTTTCAACATCCAAAAATGGCCCAAGCAAGCCAATTACTCTGTTGCTTAAGCTGCGCCCCAAAATAAACGGCGATGGCTGGAAATTATCTGACATGATCTGATTGCCGGGAGCTGTGATGCTCTGAAATATTTCTACCGAGACAACCAAGATTGCGTTTTCAATTGGAGGAGTGTTGGCATAAAGCGATGCGGCTGATCCACCGGATAAGGTCGCCAAGGCGTTAGGAATAAACGGCAATGGGTATGTTCGATCAGCCGCCGCTGTTGCCGCTGTAAATGTGTAAGGCTCAATACGATCATCGGTGACTGTATAAGTTCCGTTGTAAATCCCGGCCCCGGTTACTACAACAGATTGACCCGGCACAAAGTAATTTGGCCGCATTGTGGTGAAATAAATGACGGAATCATCCACATTGGCAAAAGTCACCGATGATTGGTATTGCGTAAGTAAAGGCAAAATTGTCTGCTCAGCTGAATCAATAATTTGATCAAGCTGTGCATCCGAGTACAAAGAAACCGAGACACCAAGAATTGACCTTAGCTGTGAGGCTGTGACTATTGCTGGCATCTCGGTTCCTTTCGTGTCAGTAGCGTTCGGGAGCGACCGCTACCGATAGTGATTTATGGGAGGTTGTTAAATTGTGCACCATTTGGCACCTTGGCGGCCAAAGCCCCATAGCCATAGTACAAAATGTCGATAGTTCCATCGCTGTTGATGTTGCTGCGTAGAGTAAAGCGTGGAGATTCATACCATGTGTAAGAATCTGGATTGACAACAACCATTGATGAATCGGCATCAGCTGTTGTTGTGCCAGCGTTACCAAATGAGCGTGAAACATAGAGGTTCAGACCGGGTGAAACTACACCGCGCAATGAATCTCCGCGAACATTTCCAGCTGCATTTGAAGGCTGTGCTGCGTTGTAAAGAGGTGCTCCATTGTCGTTGTATCCCATAATGTTTCCCCATTGTGTTGGTGAAACGATCAATGAGCGAGCAAAACCAAGTGATGCGCCATAAACAGCTGCGGCTGCCTTAGATGTGTATCCAAGGAATCCGGTTGCTGAATTTGCTGCCTGTGCTGTTGTAGTAGTAACAGCCGCTTGCATTGCTGCAAGTGCATATTCATCAGTTTCTTTTGCATAAGCAAATTCAAGATTTTGAAGGAGAGCTGTGAGGTACTCCGGCCGTGATCTATCGATGAGCTCAACGGTACTGATGGCACGGCCTTTAAATGGCTGTACGGAAACTGACAAAAATGTTGCAGATAGTGATGATTCTGTAACCGCATCGTTTTCGTTAATTGGCAATACTGTGGGAACAGCCGTTACGCGAGGCAGCTCAAATGTCATGCCTTCGGCAACTAATGTTTCACGGCTAATGCCATCAATTGTTCCACGATCAGCATTTGCAAGTGCATTGATCACCTGTGTGCTTTGTGGTGTTGGAATCATGCCGGGTGCTGTTGATGTTGTGTTATCAGCTGCCTTTACATACTGGCGTGAATCCTCATCATGCAAAACGCTTGCGCGTAGGTAGTGCTCAAGGTATGACACCTTGTCCACAATTGGTGAGCGTGGTGCTGTGTAATAAGACGGGCGTGATGCCTGTACGGGTTCGACTGCTGGAGCTGCTACCGGTTCAACGGCAGGAGCGGCATTTTCGGTAGTGTTTTCCACTTTGTCTCCTTCATTTGGGTTTGTTGTATCTGATACTTCATCAGTTTCAGAATCTTGTTTTGCGGCTACCTCTGAGACTCTTGCTGATCGAACAGCTGGCTCAGTAACCAATGCAACAGCTGTGAGCTGTCCATTCAAAACTTTCATTGTGCCATCTTTTTGCATTTCATAATTATCAACAGCCAATTCAATTGAAAAACCATCGCGCAAACCTTCCATGGCTTCAGTAAGCGCATCGGTGCCGGCTGTTGTATTAGCAATCTTAAATGTGGCTGTCATTTCTTTGTCATTAACACTCATGGCAATGCTCTTGCCGATTCTCCTGGTGTTGTCATGTTCAAGATTTAAAAAAACATCTTGTGGCTGAATTGATCCACGAGCAAAAACAACTTTGCCGGTTGATGCATTTGCAAATTCATTAAAAGCAACAATGCGGCCGGTGATTGTGCGTGAATCCGAATCAGCTGCCGTGATTTGCATTGGTGTTGTTAGCTTCATGAGATCATTTCCTCCATTTGTCTAATTTCCTCGGTTGTAATTGCGCCAATCTCAAACAAAATCTTGTAAATCTCTGCACGCTCTTTTTCTGATCCGCGCAAGTACGCTTTGAGATCAAATTCCACACGCTGTGTCGATGGCGTAAAATCTGGCATTGATAAACGGCTAGAAATGCTGTTCATCAGCGGCAAAAGTGAAAAGTCCAACAAAGTTTGACGCGCCGTGCTGGCGTTTGCATAAGTCATGGATGATCCAGTCGGCGCATCAATAAAGTAGGCCGGAATTCCCACGGCTCTTGCTAATTCTGTCGCAATAATTTCCCGTGCAGCATTGAGGCCAATTTGCTCGGGTGTAAAACCAACAGTAGTCAATTCAACATCAGCATTGAGAAATGCTGTGCCGCGATTTCTGCGAGCTGCGCCCCATGCATCCAACAGCTTAGCGATGCGGTCGGCTGGCAACGCTGTTCCATTAGATTTTAAAACCATTGATGGCACCGGTTCGCGCGCATACATTGCAGCTGCTCTTTCAAGCTCTGCACCGGCACGGATTGTGCGGCCTGCTCTGTTCAATAAACCTTCATCATTGCCGTAAAACACAACAAGTGATCCAACACCTGTCATTGGCACGCGAGATCCATCGACTGTGTAATACTCAATCTGAGTGCCGATTGAATTTAAGAAAACGCCAACGCGATTGGGAGCAACGCGCCACATTTGGCGAACTCGGCCAGTGTCGGCAAACAGATCCATTATTTGAAAGTAAGAAAATCCTGTGAAAAGTAAATCCTCGGCTGCCCAACACCAAGAGGCTGCACCCGGTACGCGCTTATCTGGATCATTAATAACAACCGGTGAATCAATCACTTGTCCGGTTGCCTTGTCGCGTGTCACCATTGGAATCGTTGCAATTGAATTGCAGATCATGTTTCTAGCGCGAGCAATTGCCGGAACCGACATTGCCTCCTCGCGGCTGGCAAGATAATCGGCTCCACCAAATGGAAAAAAAGCATCAAGCGTTGGTGCTGGCCCAATTTGTGCAGCTATATCAGCTCCACGCATAGGCACAACAGTTTCAATGGTGCGCTTACGATCAAATAATCCCATGCGCCAATTTTGTCAAAATGTCAAGGATCAACCCACCAAAATATCAATTTCTGTTTCTGGGCGTGTCGCAAAGTGTGTGCATAGCGCGGCTGCTACGGCAGCACAGACGGCCGATTGGCTGGCACGCCTACCAATGACCCATCCTCCATCGCCACGCTTTAATTGCACAGCTGAAAGCATTTGATCGGTAAGCGCAGCTTGATTTCTATGTTTCAAACGGCCTGAGTTAATTGCTCCCAAAAGTTCGTCACAACTTTGCGGATAGTCGGCATCCATGTCGTGGATTGGAATACCGGCTGGCTGCATACGCGCGGCCACGGCTCCAGATGTTCGCTTTGAGTAAAGCAAATACTCGATGGGATACTTTCGGCAATAACTAGCCGCATCATTGGCAATGGCCCGATCATCTAGCTGGATGCTGTTTTCCCATGTGTGCAAGAGCTTGACTACAAAGGATTCTGAGCCGAGCTTTTGAGCCGCTACCAATGCCGCGTGCTTTCTGTCCGGTGAAATATCAATCGCCATCCATGTGAGCTTATCCTCATCCAGATCAACGCTTTCATCTCCACACTCTTGCCATTCTTTGGATCCGACAATGCTAGAAATTGTCACAACCCATCTGTTTAAAACCTCGGTCATTACAACATCCGGTGGATCATTAAAAACGGCTCGGATATTGTCCGGATGGATGGTGATGTTTAATCCGGGATTTGCAAAGGCTGCATTTTCCAATGTAATTTCATCGGTTGGAGCAGACCATTCAAAATAGCCAACATCATCGCTGGCCCCACTAGCTGCGGCCAAACCTCTTTCGCGCAGCTGGTTGAGCACCATTGAATGTGAATCACCGGCTGAAGAAAAACAATTGACTTGTGGATTTTTTGCGGCCATCAAGGTATAGCGCATGGCGGCAAAGGTTTCCATGTCGTGCAATTCTCGGATTTCATCCATGTGGATTGTTTCCGGTTTGCTCAATCCACGAGCTGCAGATCCACCAGCTTTGATAATAAACCGGCAACCTTCCATGGTTTCGATCTCCTCGGCTCCATGTTGCCAGCGGATGCGCTTGACACGCTTTGCAAGATCGTCATGACTTTCAATGGTATGCACAATGGATCTAAATTGCTCCAGCGATGTGACAAGCCGGTGAGCTGTGGAAACCTGCAACGATTCATTCCAATGGAAAAGACCCATCATAATCCGCGCCATCATGTAGGTTGATTTCCCATTTTGCCTTGCAACGGATGCAACTGTTACGGGGTGAAGGTAGCGGCCGTCCGGCTTTACCTTGAGGCTATGCTCGGCCAACCATTTTTGCCACGGCATAAAGCCGCCATCAATGATCTGATCGGCAAAGTCAATCAATTCAAACCCACGCGATGGCAAATCATTGAGTGGCGTGTGGATTCGTGGAGCTGTTACCGGCAAAAAAACCGATGTGAGCCGATCTGAGACGATTTCAGCCGATGGTGCATCAACTATGACTTGTTCAGCCTTGATCATGACTTATCGACTCGTTTTGGGGTATAAACAACCCAT